TATAAGCTTGTGCAACGTTAATAGGAACATAAAGAGTTAAATCTTCTTTTCCTAAAATAGCTGGTGCATTAGCAACCGCACTATCAATTACTTTGCCCATTTCATCAATAACGTTTGCAGCAGTAATGGTTGTTCCTGTTACATCGTTTACAGTTCCATCAGCCAATAATTTAGCTTCGAAACCATCAAATTCTCCACTTGTAGCAGTAGCACCTTTCCAAATGTTTTTTTCTGTTTTATCGGCTACCTTTGCAGCTACGTGAGCAATTACAAATTCAGCGAAAGATGGTGCTAAGTTATCAAATGCAGAATATCCCATTTGTTCAGCTTCCCAAGAATTATGTAAATCTTTTTTACAAAGTTGTAAATTTACTTGAAACTCATCTGGTTGTAGAATAGCTTCTGTTAATGTTAAAGTTCCAGCATCTGTAACGAAATCACAAGAAGCATCTTTTACGATGTCATCTGTTGAACCTTTTTGAATTACTGATTTGTATTTTACATTTGGCATAATGCTAACCGCACCAGCATCTAATGTAGAAGCTGATAATAATGCAGCAGCAATATACTTGCCTGAAAATTCACCAGCGTAAGTTGAAGTTAATGATACACTCATTTTTTTTAAATTTTAATTTTAGTTATTTAATTTTTGCATTACTCTATCCAATGTACTTAATGGTCTTTTAGAACCTATTTTTATTTTAGATAGATTTTGTTTTGTTTCTGGATTAAACGAAATTGGTTCAGCAGCTGGTTTGTCTAATTCAGCTTGTAGTTCCTTATTTACTTGCTCGCTTAATACTGTTTTTTCGTTTCTTAAAGAATTAATTTCATTTCTTAATTTTTCAATTTCAGAAAAAAACATTTCTTTACTAATTGATTCCACAACTTTTTTAGGTGCAGCAGTTTCAGCTTCCATTTCTACCTCTGGCTCAACCTCAACCTCAATTTCTTCTTTAGATTCAGCATCTTTAATTTCAGCAATAATACCTTCTTCTGTAATTACTAAAATTTTACCATCTTCTAAATTGTACTCGCCAACTGGAACAGGAACTTTGTTATCTTCTGTAACTATAAAAACCTCTTTGTTAGGTTCAAATATTTCAGCTTCTAAAACTGCTCCGTTTTCTAGTTTTTGTTGTTCTAATTTTACCTCCACAGATAAATTTAAAATTTCTTTGATTTTCTCAATTGTTGTCATATAATAATATAAATAGTTAAATAAAATTTTATATTTTCAGTTTAATTTACTTTAATAAAACACTCTTTCCAATATGCAGATATTCCAGCATTTGACCTTGACCTAATTTCGAAATATACATATCCATTTAATAATTCCGATGTTATTGGAAAAGAAATAAAACTTGCTAAATCTTGTAATTCTGATGCAACTGTTAATAATTTATAATCGAAAATTTCTGTTGATACTAATTGCTCATCTGAATTTAAAAACCTTGCTCTTAATTCTAAATTAGTATTAGCTTCATCAGCACTAACATTAACAATATTTTTAACACTAATAACAGTTCCTAATGGAAAACCAGAAAAATTTATAGTACTAATTGAAAATAAATCTGTTTTGTAATATGGTATAAAACTATCATTTACAGATGCGATACCATTATCTTGCAAAAATGCCCAGTTATTAGCATCAATAGTAATTGGCGTGTTTGTATTAAATTTATAATTAACCCACCCACCATTATTAATAATTAATTGGTTTGTTACTTCCCTTAATTTTTCAGCAGTTATTGCTTTACTATTGTTTGAAGCCAAATTAGTATCTTGTAAGGCTTTTAAATCTGTGCTTGTCATATATTAAAATCGTTGTTAAATTCTTTGCTAAATTCTCCTGTTACAGAACTTGTGTTACCAATACCTTGTGCGTGTAAACTTCCATTACAACATTTAATCGAGTAAGTGTTATTTCTACATAAACAAGCACGACGCCCACCCTTTGGACTTGTCCGGCTAAATATGTTTTTAAAAAAGTTTCTCATCCTCGTTAAGTAAGTCAATTATCTTTTGTATTATTTCTTCTTCGGTTAATTCTTTTTCGATTAATTCTTCTTTCAATTCTTCTTTTGGTCTTTCTAGTTTATCAACAAAATAACCCTCAATACTAAACCCTTTAACTTTACCTGTTTTAACGTAATCATTCCATATTTTATCGTTGTTTACTTTTACGCTTCCCATCCAAGTTCCAATAGGTACATTCATACCATACTTTCTTGACTTATCGTGTACCTCATCCTCCACTAGCCAACTTTCTACTAAACTTAAACCACTTAATTGATGTTGATGTTCTAATGTAGAATTGTTTTGTTTACCATTCATTAAATAGCTTTGAGATGCTTTTAAGACAGTTTCTTTTGAAAAGTATATATAATACTCATCTTCATCATTACGTCTATAAATCGGCTTGTTAGGCACTAATAATGCCCCCATTAGTATTCTTTTTTCTTTGTCAATTTCAGCAAGTTTTATTTCTTCGCTTTTTAAAGCGATAAAATCTTCTTCAATAGCTGGGTTTTCAACAACTGATATTGCTTCAATACCTGTCATCTCATCGTTTTCTCCCAAAATTAATTCTATGATTTGCATATTATTATATAAATTATTTTAAAAAATTTTACATTTTAACCAATTGTTGCACCTTGTACAATATTTCTATCTAAGCTTTGACTTGTTGTTACATCATTCGATACTACATACGCCCTTACTGGTTGTTGTGATTGTCCTCCTATCGCTTCAGCTAATTGATTTGTTCCACTTGCTCCAACTATATTAAATGCTGGAGGAGATGGTGCTGAACCTCTTGACCCTGATAATCTTGGTGTGCTAATACTTCCACCTCCACCTCCACCTAATTGAGATATTGCTTTTTTAGCAGCTAAAGCACCAGATGCAATACCTAAACCAGTTGATATTGTATTTAATGTAACAAATGGTTGACCCAATGTTAAAGGAAATGCAGCTACCGATTTTGCATTAGCAACAACTGTTGATTGTATAGCTTTTGCAGCTGATGCCACTTGTTCAATTATAATTCCAGCAATAGCAAATGCTTTATTTTTTTCTCCTATTTGTTGTAAAATCCTTCCAAAACCTATAACTAAATCAGCTTCTTGTTGAAATATTTCATCTTTAAATGCTAATCTTGTTAAGTCTAAAGCTTCCTCTTCTGTTAATTGATTTTTTTTAATTTGAATAACTGCATCAGAAACTATTTGAGCATTTTCTATTTCAGCAATACCCTCTGGAGTTAATTCTCCAACAACGCCACCTATTTCTCTTTTTTGAGTAGGTTTAAAATTTTCTGGCTTAGATTTTTCAACATTTATAACAACTGCATTTAATTCATCGTATGCTCTTAAAGTATTTTTTAAATCTTCTTGTAAATCTACTATTTTTGTCTTGCGTTCAGCTAAAGCTTTTGCTTCTTCTTCTGTTACTTTTGGTGCTTTATTTGTTAGTTTTTCCCAAAAAGTTTGTTGCCTTGCTAAACTTGCTTCTTTTTCGTATAATATTTTTAAATTTTCTAGTTCTATTTTTAAATCACTAGCTTTTTGAGATAATAAATTTTTGTATTTTTCATTTAATTTATCATTGCTAATATTATTATCTTCATTATATTTTTTTTCTTTTTCTAAATAACCAAGTTTTTGGTCTAATAGACCTCTGTTTATATCAATTAAATTATTTTGAGTTTCTAATTCTTTATTAGCATCATTTATAAACTCAACTATGTCATCCCAATAAGCAACAATAGCACCCAAAGCAACAACCAAAGCACCTATTCCTGTAGCTATTAATGCGGACCTTGTACCTTTTAAACTTAAATTAAAAAGTTTAGTACTTTCATAAGCATTTTTAAACTGTGAAGCTAAACCGCCTGTTAATTGGTCTAATATAGCAATAGCACCACCATTACCAGCAACATCATCAATACTCTTGCCTGTTTTATCAGCACTTTTTTGTACATCATCTAAGTTGTTTTCTAATTTATTAAGCTCTGCATTTACTTCTTTTAAGTTGCTAGTAACATCAATTTCTATTTGTTTTTTTATCGCCATTTTATTTCTTGTTTAATAGTCTTAAAACCCTCTTTTAATGTTGTTGGTAATTTATATTTGCCTTGTGCTATTCTTATGTTTTCAGTTTCTCCATCAGCGTATTTTAACGCTTCTAATATTAATTGTATCATACTTCGTTTAATAATTCAATTTCGCTTTCGCTATTTTGCAAATTAGTTGTTATATTGTTAATCATATACCTTTTACCATTTACTATAAACCTATCTGATAAATTAAAATTCAAAAGTATTCTTAAAGGTAAATATGCTTTTAATTTTATTATTCTTTTTTTAGTGTTAAAAATATCTTGTATATAATTTATATAGTAATTAGCAAATAAACTTTCTGAATTAACTATTAAAGCATACTCATCAACTTCACTATTAAAATGTAATGTTTGATTACTTCCTGTAATACCATTACTGTTTAAAGGTATGTAATAGGTTGTTACTTCTGAATGGTCTACATCACTATCTCTAAAGGATATACTATTACCTCCTGTTTGACTATTTACATAATGTATTAATGGCTTACCAATATATGGTGCTTGATTATCGTCTGTCATCCAACCCCATTGTATCGTTGTTTGAGTATTTCCGTTTAAATCATTTAACCTTTCGTAAAGCATTTTTTGAAATGGTAAATTAACCTTATAAATTCCACCAACCCAATTTTGGTCATCTACTCCTTTATATTTTAATTCTCCAAATTGTATGGCGTTAATCTGATTATAAACCGAAGCTAAATATGTTTTATAATCTGAATACTCAAAATCAATTTGTTTGTAAGGTAATGCAACGTTAACCGATGAGGTATTTACATCAATGTACTTTGTTATATCGTATTCATCAAAAGTAGCATAATAGTTATCTAAAGTATCTACAATAATAATGTCATCTTTAACGTATGATGTTAAGTTAAACATTTTAAATAAGCCTGTTAAAAAATCTATTACTTTAATCTCTGGCAATTGTTGTGTAGGATAAAAAGTAAATGATGCAGTAATAGCAGTGCCATCAGCAGTTGCAGTGTAACTTCCAGCAGGAACTGGTGCTGGTTCGAATGGGTCATTCTCAAAATAATCAAACTGCCAATTTACAGTTGTAAAGGTTAACGAGGTTGAACATTCCAAAACTACACTCCA